CGGTGGCAATCTCATCGTCAGCTTCCTGTCCCTCAACAACATATGCATCCCACTTCTTAATCATGTGCTCACGAAGTGCTTGGAAGTGTATAGGTTTTTCGGCGTTGCGTGTTCCTTTGTATGGTTTTATTGTAGCTAGATCTACCCTAAAGTTACCTTTGCCTGTTAGGTAGAGCTGGTAAGGAGCTGCATCATCACAACCCCTTACCAACGTCTGTAACACCAAGTTATCTAGCTGAGATAGGGCAACCTCTTCAGTCTCTTCGTTGCAGGCAAACCCTATTCGGTAGCTGAAAACATCAGCATCTATGAGAAGCATTAGATAACATCATCCATGTTAACACCGCCCTCACCACCATCCTTATCGTATACAGCTACCTCTGTGATTAGCATCTTAACCAGACTAGGCGAGACACCAGTCTTACCTTTGAAGTCCCAGTGGTAGGGCTTAACAGCTACGTTAGCCTTAGTACCATTACCAATCAGTGAAGAGTCTACTGCATCCATACCAGAGAAGGCAGGCATGATAGGGTGGTTTGATTTAACCGTGACATAGTTACCACGATCATCACCTTTGTTACGTACTTGAATGCTCATTGCTGAAAGGGCATCAACCGCTTTCGAGGACAGTTTACCAATGTCCACCTGATACTTACCGCTCATGTCGTTAGGCTTGTTCAGGAATGGCCAGTGAAGTTCGCATGCTAATACTACAGGTTTAGTTTCCATATTGTTTCTCTCTTTGTTGTTAACTATTAAGTCTATGTACCATTAAATAGAATTACATTGAATGTAATCTTATATTCTCTTCTTCTTAAGTAACTCTATAGTAATATTATAGCATTTATTTCTCCTCATATCCACTCGGATTGTAATTTAATTTAATGTGTCTCACTCCAGTTAGAACCTATACGATATTCAGCGTCCATAGGACATCGCATCTTAAGCTCGACCCCAGCATCTATGATTCCTTGTCGTGCAACACTACCAACAAGTTCAGCGTCACGCGGATGACACTCTATTTGAACCTCGTCATGCACTTGAGCAACTAACTTGTACTCGACACCCAGATCATCTAACTTATGGCAGCAGTTTCTCACTGCAAGTTTCATAACAATAGCACCACAACTCTGAAGCAATCTATTCAGTACCTTATAGTCCTCGTCAACCTTAATGAATCGACCGTCTATTCCATTGATACGTTGAGTGCGTTCGGCTATGCCCTTGGCTTTCTCTATCAGTGTACGCAACGCTGGCAGTTTAGTAAGGAATGTTTCTCTAATCACCTTACCTTCCTTAGAACCACCACCTACTATCTGTCCTAGCTTAGCATCGCCTGCCCCATAGATGAGACCGTAGATCATTGTCTTAGCCATGTTACGCTCAGGCAAACCAGCAGCTTCCTGATTGTACGTATGGATGTCACCGTGTAGTATCTGGTCAGTGTAGTCCTGATCACCCATGTAGTGGGCCAAGCAGCGTAGCTCTAAGCCTGACGCATCACACCCTACCAGTACGTTGCCTTCCTCTACAGTGAAGCATTGCCTAGCTATCTTAAGGCTAGGTATCTGTGCGAGGTTGGGCTTGTTGTGTGTCATGCGTCCTGTCACTGCACCACAGCTATTAACGTATCCATGTATTCGGTGTGTATCTTTATCAACAAACTTTAACCAACTATCTACCATACCTTTGAGCTTAACAAGACCTAAGTACTCACCGCACAGAGTAGCTTCAGGTATGCCTGCAGTAGTCAGCGTATCCTCATCAATTATAGGATGACCTGTTGGTGTAAACTTCTTCCACTTAACACCTAGCTTACCTAACCGCTTGGCTATCTGCTGCCTAGAACCTACGTTAAACTCCTCGACACCGTCCTTAAGACGCTTACCTGTCTTGTCGCTAATACGGATAGTAACGATAGGTGGGAACCTTTCTTGTAGCTCTGCTGTTATCTCATCGATGCGTACTGCCATCTCTGCCTGCCACTTAGATGCTATGTCAAAGTCTAACTTGAATCCATTACGTACCTGCTCCGCTGTGATCTCAGCTACCTCATGCTCTACCTGTATAGATAGGTCGCTGAATCCTGCTCTCTTAAGCCTATCCTTGAGGTAATAATACAGCTTAGTAGTCACCTCAACGTCACGCTTACAGTACTCACCCATCTCATCCGTGTACCCTGCATCGAAGTCTTCAACATCGAAGTCCATCTTAGCTATGCCAATACGCCGGCCCCATTCCTTTAGACTATGACCACCTACAGGAGTCGGATCTAACAAGCGAGCCATGACCAGCGTATCCCATACAGGTATCTTAGCATCAACCTGCCAGCAATTCTTTAAGACTGGATTGTCGAAGAAGATTATATTGTGGCCGACCAAGCCATCGGCAGTATCTAACATCTGCTTCAATGGTTTGCTGTCGAATATCAGTGACGCTTCCTGTTGATTGTGGTCTTGAACTCCTGCACACCATATCGTATCGTGTGAAAGATTCGTTTCCAAGTCTATTGTAATCATAGCCGTGTTCCTCAAGTGTAAGTATTACGTTACCAATCTTGCTCATGCGTTATCTCTCCTTGCACTATAGCTAGTACATTCTCTTGCTTATCTTCTTTATCTTCAAGGTCATAAGCAATAGTGTAGCACATGCCACAGAGGTCTACAAACACACCGCTCTCTGGCCCACGCATAACCATTTCAAACTCTGTTAGTATTCTGTCGCATGCACTGCATCTCATAGTATTTCCTCATCCATTGTGATCTCTGCCATACGACCTGTGTCTTGGTCATATGTCACCGCTGCTGCCAGCCCTGTCTCACCACTGAATCTATTCTTAAGGACTCGTATGTACGTGGTGTTCCTATCCTCTACTGAGGGGGCTTGCCCGTTACGCTCGAATCCTAACACAATATCGGACAACTGTGCAATAGATGCGCTACCTCTTAGGTCAGATAATGATGTAGCTGCTCCTTCTTCGTGGCCCTTACCTGAGGGACGGCGTAGGTGTGACACTAGGAACAAGGCGATGCCTGTCTCTTGAGTAAGCATACGTAGTCTAGTCATGACCTCATCGATAGCCTTCCGTTCATCTCCGTTCTCTTGAGCTGATACGATGATGGACAGGTGATCTAAGAATACATACTTGCAGTCGTGTGCCTTAGATAGATAGCGTACCTGACCCACGATATTCTCCACGCTGGTAGACCCGAAGTGATCATAGAAAAACAACCTGTCTGTACCCATCGTAGCATTAAAAGCATCGCGTCTCTCTTCCTCAGTAGACTCCACTGTTGGAATATGTAATCGCTTACCTGCATGTAGGGACATCAGCGACTTACCTGTCTTAGCTACTGACTCCTCAAGAAATATACAGCCTATGTTACTGTCGGTATTCCTCAGCACATGATACAGCACTTCACGCATGACCTGACTCTTACCTACGCCACTGCCTGCTGTCAATGTGACAAGCTCGTAAGGTCTTATCCCGTATGTCAGACCGTTTAAGCCAGCCCATGGATACTCTACTGATGCCTTCTCTATTGGCTCATTAACTGCATCCCACAATGTCTTACCTGCAATGATACCGTCAGGAGTATGTATCTCTGCTGCCCACCACGCTGCCTTGAAGTCATCACCACGACACCGCTCAAGGTATTCATTAGCATCCTTGAAATCAGGATGATGCTTGACAATCCTAGCTTTACCTGCAAACAGGGAGGCTACCTCACGCGCTGCCTTCTGTCCTGCCTCATCTGAATCAAAGCAAACGATCACATTGTCAAAGCTATCTATCCATTCATACTGGTTCTTGCAATCCTTTAGAGCTGCCTGCGCCCCATTCTTAATAGACACGGCTGCATACTTACTGCCACTCATCTGGTAGACAGAGGCAGCATCGAACTCGCCTTCTGTTATCGTAAGATACCTACCGCCCTTATTGAATAGGTGCTGGCCGAACAAGACACCATCTCCCCATACTCCAGCACTACGTTGGTTGTCCTTACTGCCCTTGACTCTGACCTTTTGCGCACAGACCAGCGTATCCTTATCTCTATACTCAAATATAATATCATCGCCATCTGCGCTTATGCCGTACCTCTCGCATGTAGCCTGAGTAATACTGCGCATCATCTGATGCCTACCTCTGCCTACTTCCATACTCGTTATCCCTATGTTGTTATTTATAACATTGTTATAAGTATTGCCTGAGTTGTATCGCTCGCCACAACTAAAGCATGTGCTCCACCCATCGTGGTTGGTCGATGCACCGTCACTGCTGCTGCACTTCTCGCAAGCATGATGCATCTTAGCCCATCCTTCACTCATTGTTCTGCGCCGTCCTCGCCTCTTCTAGCTTGGGGTACATATCCTGCAACGTACATGCTATGTTGTATACAGCGAACGCCTCCTCTATATTGCCTGAGTTCATTCCCATCATCACTGACTCTATTATAGTGTTGTACTCTTGCTGTCTCATACTAGCCTCCGGTTCAGCCACGCTGCTGATAGTCTGTCACTCTTAGTCTCTAGTATAGGCCACACATTAGCTGTCTTAGATGCTCGCAAGTCATCATCAGTAAACTCTCTCTTAAATCCAAAGCGATTATGTAAGCACCCGCCTGTCAGATTACAGATAATAGAGATCTGTTTAATACTATAGGTATCACCTTTCACCATACGTGGGTGGTTGCTCTTGTTTACGTACAAATTTATACGTTTCATGCTGCCTCCTTAACGAATACGCCGTCTACCATCTTACCTTTACGATCTTTGATGTCCTCATATGCATGATGCAAGCAGTCAAACAAGCTAAGCTTATTCCGTGCTGCAATATTAATGAGGACTACTATTATATCACCAATGTCATCGACGGGGCAAGTGCCTGCCTCAAGCGATGCCTTAAGCTCCGCTACCTCCTCTTCCAGCTTGGAAAATTGAGCCAGATCTGTAGAACCACGCACCAGATTGCGATCAAAATGCCACTGTAATACTCGGGCTTCTAGTGTACCTAATATCATTCGTCATCTCCCTTAAGGTCTTCGATGTATTCGTTTATGTACTCTATAGATATATCATGCACCGCACCTATCGCCTTCTCGACCAGCTTACCTATGGCCGCGTAGTCCTCATCAGCTAGGAACTGTAACACATCGGAATGATATGCGTTTAGTTCATGGATACTGGACAGGTACTCACCCACGAATGCCTCAGTCAGTAGCAGTGGATCGTCACGCAAGATGTCCAGCGTATACGTCCACGCATCACCTGCAATCTCAGCATCAGTGGACTCTGCACTTATACAAGGGAACGTCTGCTCCGCTAACTCTCTATCATACAGATTGAATATCACTACTTTCTTAGCCATCACTTCACCGCCTTAATTAAACCATTAGCCATTGTAACTTCTGCAAAGAACTCTCGGCCCTTGCCTGTAATGTGTGGACGATTGGCCCCTACCATATAGCCGTCACGTACATACTCCTCACCGAATAGGCTCGTCTCTATGTAGTCGAGCGGGTGTCCAATGCGTTCCTTTAATTCTTTCTTGCTGCTGTAGTTAAATACAATCATTACATTCTCCAAAGTTATAACATGTTATAAGTATAGGCGATCCCATACCCTATTGCAAATCCCACCGAAAATCGTACAAGTATGCTTACCATAGTCTTTTCCTATATTAATAACGCTCATAATTTACTTCTCCTGAACACGGCCAAGAACATCACCACCTACATGGCCGCCAACATTGCCAAGAACATCACCACTAACATCACCACAAACAACGCCATAAACAGTGCCCCAAACATCACCACCAACATTACCACGAACATGCTTATAAACATCGCCAAGAACATTGCCAAGAACATGGCCAACAACATCGCCCTCAACATCGCCAAGAACATCGCCATAAACAGCGCAGTTAACTTCTTTTAGTATGTAGTGACCGTTCTCACCTTTATCTAGTGTTAGATTCTCTCTTACAAAATCTAGTATTTCTTTATCTGTTAAACTACTCATCTATTCCTCATTATTTAATAGCATTGTTAGAAAAAGGACAGACTCCAAGTCTTCAGCCGTACCTGTCCAGTGTGGATCTATAGGTGGTTCTTGCCCAGCAGCGTAAGCCGCCTCGATTAACTCCGCCACCGCATCAATAAAAGTATCTTCAGTCATTGTTTATTCTCCAAAGTTATAACATGTTATAAGTTGATCACATTAATGCGCTCGAATTTATCAGAGTATCTAGCGGCCATTGGCCCATGCACGGTGATAGCTACATTGGCGCTGTCATTCTTACCATTGCACAACCCGCAGTCTATGCACTGAATCCCATCACTATCGGCTAGGCATTCTATCTCATTCGGCAGCCGATCACTAGCATCAGTTGTGACCCTAAAGGTACGCAATCCGAGACCATGCGCCTTGCTCGCAGCCTTTGGCGTATCGGCGCTGATCATGCACAGATCGGCAATACGCTTGTCGAATTTAGGGTGACCGATTTGGTGCGTGTAGCCAGTATGCATTGCAGGTTTAACAGTCTGCATCAGGTTCTGCCAGACCTCAAACGGTACAGCCGCAGGATCGCCATAGCTACCAAGTCGTAGCTCTCTGCCGCTGATCTTGCCCTCTGGTATAGTATCGGCATATGATCCCCGATGAAAGGATCGGTAAACAGATAGCGGCGCTTGATGTACAGTTACATAGCAGGCCCCGCCTAGTCCTTGGCGTTGTACGCAGCCGCCGCAAACGGATGCATCTTCACCGGATTTGATGGCTAAGTGCGGTTCAATATCTCGGCGCATTATCCAAGTCTGAATCATGTTACCCGTTTTGGCATTGCTAGTCTTAAGCGTAGCTACTGCGATAATTGGTTGCCCATCTAATACACTCGGCCCGTCATATATAATAAAACCATTCATAATATCACCTCGATTTGTAACATGTTATAACTTTATTGATAGGCGCTAAATACGCCAATGATTGCCCAATTTACTAGCGTAAGCATGACCATA